GTTTGCATAGGTTTGCGGTAGAGATTTGACCCGCCCCCCGTCATTTGACCATCGGGTGCCTTGGGTCGATCGGCCATCCATCGTCACCGATCTGGGTGTCATATCCCAGCGCCTCGCCGCTCTGGATGTCGCCTGAGTGACACGGCCAGCAAACAGATTGCAGATTGTTCAAGTCATAGAACAAATCGAGGTCGCCTTTGTGCGGCTGCAAATGGTGAACGACTGCACTGTTGCGCCACCGCCGACCTGACGTCAGCATCTTGCCGCAGCCTCTGTGCTGACATCTGTAACAGTCGCGGGTCAGTGCGAGCTTGCGCAAATGCTTCCAAGTCTTTGTGTAGTATAAGCGCCTGTACTCAACTGCGTCATCTGATCGTTGATCAGTCATGCAAGTCCAAATGTGACTATTGCTATTATATATTGCACTTGCACATCTGCTGCGCTGTGTCAATCAATAAAAAACTCGCGCTGCTAATTAAAACAACGCGAGAAGGTAGGGGAGAAGTAACATGAACTCAATGATTACTACATATAGACTTGCATGTCAAATTTTAGCAATATGTTGCGCGGCTGCATGATTTATGATAATCCAATTGCGACGGTGGTATCAATTTTAACATTGACCTGCGCTAGTTCGACGTTATCTAACTTCCCGACATGCCACCGTCACGATATTCTCAACACTCGCGCCAACACATCCAACGCCATTCGCAGCTTTTCAATACCCATGCGACTTGGCAGGCGAAACCGCTTGGCCCAGGCACTTGCACTCTCACACTCAACACACACAGCACGCGCGACGCTGGACAACTCCCGTCCCATTTCGCGTTGCAGCGCAATGAAGTCGGCATAGGCATATTCATTCAAACCTGATCCGCCACCACCGCCATCAACGATAACCCTATCATAGCTAGACGTTATATTTTGCGCCGCTTTGGTTTTATGCCACAATACGAACAGGTGATGCCCGGCGCGATATTGTTGCTCTGTGATAATGCCACGATCTTTGTAGCGATCCAATGGCGTTTGGCGTGAGATATAAACCCGCTTTTGCGCACCTGCACGACCGCCGTCTACCGTTTCAAACTTTATGCCGTCAGCCTGTGCTAGTGCCTCTGATGTGCCGTGATCTGCGCGATCTTGCCTCACGTTCAAAGATTTGTTCTTTTTCTTTTTCTTGACCATTTTTATCCTTGTGAATAATCGCGCTTGTGAGGCTTGATGTCGTTTGATCCTGTAAACGATATGCCATCAGGCACAGTTGGCCCTGTAGCGGCCTTGTCAGGCTCTGTGACGGCCAGTTGCGCGCCGAGCGCCGCATAGCCTGCAATGTCGGTCCACGAATCGACGTGATCTGGGCTTTCCTGCAAGCGGGCAATTTTTACTTGGATCATAACAATCGCCATGTCGCTGGCGGTTAATTTGCCGTCAGCTTTTTTAATAATCGGATTTACCAAATCAGCCATGCGCTGAAAGCTGGCCTGCGCATCGCCATAGTCAGTGGCGCGCTGACCGTGAACCAAACTGATCGCGCGCTCTAATATGTCCAGCGCCTTCATTTTGTCACCGCTTGATAAACCCAGACGTCGTTTTTTTCGCCAAAGCCCACCCGGTACATAATCCCATTTTGCTCACGCAGTCCTTTTGCGTGGCGTATGTCCTTGACCGTGACAATGCCATTGGCGCGATCAACAGTTGTGCGAACAGTCATAAATAATTTTTCAACTAGATTTGCCGTGTGCAGCGATTTCATCCGGTTTGCCGCTTGATTCGTCGAGATCGCCATTTTGTTTGCGAGGTACTTTGCCGTTGACGGACCCGCCTTGCGCAATTCGTTGAGCATGGTGATCGCGCTGTCATCAACCGTCGCTGCAACATATGCCCGATCGCAAGGCAGAATTGGTCGCCGCCCTTGCTTTGCCTGACTGCGTTCAAATTCCAGCCGTATAGCGCCGACCTCTGCTTCTTGTTCTGATGTCATTTAGCCTGCTCCTTAGTGATCATTTCGCCTGCTCCTTTTCGATTTCTGCTTTTCTGAAAATGATTGCCGCACGCTGATCGTCCTGCCATTTGGTCATGTCAGGGTTGCGCAGAGTTTTGCGACGATTGGCTATACCGCCCAACTCGTCATTGATTGGCACAGATCCTAAGAACGCCTCGAATACATCGGGCTTGAGATCAGCCGCGTCAGGCGCAAACTTTCGCTTAGAAGAAAGATCAACCGAGAAGCCATCACGCATAGAAACGGTCGCATCAAAACCATGCTGAGACAGTATGAATTTTATACCTTCGACCACACTCATAGTGGGGTCATCCCCGCCCAAGTGGGGGTGCAAACCCTTATGGGGGTGTGGGGGTGGTGTGTACACATAGTTTGGAGGGGGTTTGCAATAGGTTTGCAGGGGGTTTGCAGCTTTTTGGGGGGTATAGTGTGCACACCGACTTTGCAAAGGGTTTGCAATAGGTTTGCAGGTACTTTGCAGCGTTTTTGACCTGTTTTATCAGTTTTTGAGAATTTCATGGATTTACCTTCTCAATGTGCTGTCTGTGCCGATTTTTGTTCGTTTCATCGTTGATAATTTTGATCGTTCCCTTGGCTAAAAGTGCCTCCATCGCACGTTTGAAACCTCGTTTTACGACGTCCTCATTGTCGGGCATTTCGCTGAATAATTTCGGCGCAAAGTTGACACCAGCTGATGCGTTGACCCGCCTTCCTTGCTCATTAATTTGCTGTAAAAGTTTCAAAAATACGCGCTCGGCTTTGGCACTTGATGCCATTTTATCCAAGCCAGCTTCGACCTTGTCGGCCTTAAATACGCCGCTATCGTAGGTCATCGTGATTTCTTCGCCTGTGGTTCCATAGTTGTTTTTCTTGACCGACAGTCGGCGTGCCAAGTGGTTTGGCTCATAGCCATCCTCTGTGATCCGCTCTAGGTACAGCCGCGATCTGACCGAATTATTCCAGCCTGTTGATCCGCTGGTGCCTGATCCGCTTGACATGCCTGACAGTGATGGATGCGCCAACAATACGACCGCGCATTGAAACTGAATTGCCAACCCGCGCAACATGCCGACGAATTGGCGCGCCAATGCCCGGTCGTTTTCGTTCGCTCCAAATAGGTCGGCCAGCGTATCAAACACGACCAGCTTTGGCCGCTCAGCTTCAATCTTGTCGCGTATTTCAAAAAATAGCGGCGTTGGTTGCAGTGTTTTTGTCTTTGGGTTTTCGATCGCCAACAATGCGTCTTGGCCTGCTAGTGAACAAATGTGCATATTTTTAAGATCCGTAAATCCGATCATGCTGGCCTCGTTAATGTCGTGTAATCTTCGGTGCATTTCGTCAATATCGTCTTCTGCGCCGACATATATTGATGGACCCTGCACAGGTAGCCGACCCAGCCATTTAACGTCCTGTGCAGCCGCTGTGGACACTGCCAGCATCATTGCCAGCAACGACTTGCCGCTGCCGCCATCACCGCCCAACAAAGTTACCGTGTTGTTTGGAATAAAGTTTTCAATTAGCCATTCGCGCGGCTTGATTGGCCTATTTTCGAATAGGTCTGCGCTGGCAAATAATTTGCGTTTTTTTGCGCTTTCTTCGCCTGTGTCGATTGCTCTTAAAGACTGATCAATCTGAGCAAAACTGTGTATTTCGGTCATAATTTGTCCACCATTTCAATTCTGCTACCAATCCACCGCATAACTGGCACAGCCATAGAGTTGCCCATGCTTTTGTATCGTGGCCCATCTGGGCAATTCTCGGCTGGCTTGTTGCGCCACGGGATTTGCGTGTAATTATCGGGGAAACCTTGCAGCCTCTCGCATTCAACTGGCGTGAGCCTTCGCACTGCACTGGCTTGCATAACGCTATCGCCCTGGGCCGCGCTGTTTTGCACGCCGAATGCGATGACGGCTGCGCTTGTCATGCCATCTCGGCCACAAGACAGCCCCTTGTATTCGCGGCTAGACAGCGTGGTGACAGACCCGTCTTGCACGTTACCGATTGGCTGCAAATAACCGCTGCAAGCCTCGTCAGTGCTTAGTCCACCGCCGCCACCGCTTCCAGCGCGTGTTGTAACTGTTTCGGCAGTTTCTTGCCGCGCTTTTTTGCTCGGCGCAGGATGCCCTGACAGGCTTTCGCGCTCAAATAAAACCGCTGCGGCACGTCTCCAGTTTCCAATATGTCCGACAACGAACACACGTCTGCGGCGCTGTGGAACTCCGTAGAATTGAGCGTCAAGCACTCTGTAGGCGAACCCATACCCGCATTTCGCCAGCGCCCCAATGAAGGAGCCAAAATCCCGTCCTCGGTTGCTAGACAAGACGCCGGGGACGTTCTCCCAAACCAGCCACTTGGGGCGATATTGTGCAGCGATGGCAAGATAGGTGAGCATGAGATTTCCGCGAGGGTCATCAAGTCCTTTGCGAAGTCCTGCGACTGAAAAACTTTGGCAGGGGGTTCCTCCGACCAAAAGGTCAATTGATCTGTCATTCGGCCATTCCTTAAACTGTGTCATGTCGCCGTAGTTTGGCGTGTCAGGATAATGATGCGCCAACACCGCGCTGGGGAATTTCTCAATCTCGCTGAACCATTGCGGTTCCCAGCCTAGCGAATGCCAAGCGACGGTTGCCGCCTCAACACCGCTGCATACGCTGCCGAACTTCATGCCGCTTCCCTCGTTTGTATATGTGATTTGAATGCGCGCTTCTTTTGATCGTCGAGCGCGTTGAAGCAAGCCATCAGATAAACTTGCAGTTCGTCAGTTGTGGCATTGCCAGCCCACCAATGTGCGTCACTTTCCAGATCGTCTAAAGTTGGCAATGGCGCGCCGATTTGGCTGTTTGGTATGATTGACCGCGCGACCGCTGCGCGCTGTTCTTTGTCTAGTGATGACATGGCCACAAATGCCAGTGCAGCGCGCTCCTGTGCGCTTAGATGAACGCGCAAGAGCAACTTGACTTGCAGCCAAGCGTGACTGTCGTTGGCAATCAGGGCTAACCCAATGACCTTGGCAATCTTGCGGTGTGCTGCGCTGGCATATTTGCGGATTGATGACATTCTTTAAAACGGGATTTCATCATCCAGATCGTAATCTGGTGTTTGCGCAGGCGCGCTTGCGGTTGATTGATTTGACAGACCGAATGGATCGTCGTTTGGCGGTGTTTCGTTGCGAGTAACTGATCCCGCCACCACCTCAAAATCGTCGCCTGCATCGCCATAGATAGCGTTGACCACTTGCACAGTGTCGACCAGCATTGAAATGCCAACATTTTTATCTGGGTCATATTGCGGCGACACAAGAATACTCAAACTTCCTGTGCTGCCACTCCAAAACCTACGATCTGCCAGCGGTTGCTTGTTACCGTCAATTATTTTAGGTTCTTTATTTGGCTCACCTGT